GTGGCCGCATCCATGCACTCAAGCCAGAGGCGAGCGGCCAGGCGGTACTGGCCTTTGTTCTCGCGAGCAATAGCGCGCTGCTCGATCTCCATTGCCGCCGGCGTTACGGCGACAAGAGGTGGCGCTTTGCGCTGCGAGACATAATCCGCGTGGTATTTTTCCATCCGATTCATCGTATCCAACCCTCTCGAAAAATGACCGCCAGCAGGAACAGCCAGGCGGATACGGCAGCCAGGTACAGAAACCATCCTGACCACCTTTCCCAGTACCTCGCCAGCGACGTCACGCCGCGTTACCAACCGGGCGAAATACTCGCTGCTCAACAGGAGGCTTTTTTCCAGCAAACTCCGTTGTGCCGTTCTGCTGACGTTCATCAAGCCAGCGCTCGATCTCTTCGCTGTTCCAGGCACAGCGCTTGTCTGTGATCCAGAAACGCTTAGGGAACTCCCCGTTTTTCTCCATGCGGTCGATAGTGCTCATCGATACAGGCACCACCGCCAGCAGTTCCTTTTTGCCTAATGCACCTTTCATCGTTACCTCTCTTTTTTCAGTGCGGCGCCGGGCGCGCCGCGGTGGTGATTACATAGGGACTTCGTTCAGTTCGTCTTTGCGGATGCCGTATACATCGGTGGCAGCGTCCAGTAACTCCTGGTTACCAGCCAGACGGTGGGCCGCGTATTTGTAGGCCTTGTCCAGTTCTGCAACGTTACGAGCCGCCATGGCCGCAGAAGAGAAGCTAGAGAGAATGTCTTCTGGGGCGCGGTCGTCAGTCTTTTTCGCCTTCTCTTCATGGTGCTGATCAGGGTGCGAATTGATCAGCTTATTCATCCCCGCAGCGGTGCTAGCCGGTGGCGTAATGTCGCGCTCAACACGCGGTGCTGCTTCCTGCAATTCGTCAGGGGTGTAGACGCCAAGGAGAACATCAGGGGCGTGCAGGCGTGCCCAGCGCTTAACGCACAGGTAAGCCAGTTGCTGACGCGGATCCTGCTCCCAGAGTGGTGAGTTGCGCACTCCGGCTTGCGCCATGCTGATGGTCAGGGTGCGAGGCTCAGATTCGCCTTTAAGGGTTGCCCACACTGTCACTGTCAGGCTCGGAGATTTGTCGGTTTTCCCGCTTACCTTTGACCAGTCGCCATCCCATTTGTAGTTCAGACGAGTGGCCAGAAGGTTTGAGGAAGAGACAACCGCATTAACCAGTTGCGCTTCATAGCCCAGCGTTCCGTTAACCACATGCGTTTTCTGCGCCACCGCGAACGGGTTCATTCCCCACTGCGCCGCCTGCATAGTGACTGCCAGGCAATCAGCTGGCTTTCCAGCCAGGTGCGCCGGAACGGTGGCTTTGCTGTCAGCCATCAGGGTGGCAAATCGCACCAGGCGATCCATCCCTTCCGGGCTGAAGATTGCCGCGGCGGTGCCGACGGTAGCGCCAGGCTGAGAAGTGATTGCGATGTCGTTGCTCATACGTACATATCCTGTTTACGTGCCCATTCAGGGCGTTTAATAACTTCAAATCCACCCCAGTCGCCTGTTTCGCGGCACTGGTGATAGGTATTCAGATCCCGGCGGTAGAGCGCATGCCCTGTATCCACGTCCTGCGCATCCAGTTCGAACACCCGCACCGGGTAGCGGCCGCAGTCAATGGTTTCGCTCACTGCCAGGAAGAAGAATCCATGTGGATCGCCGGTGGTTTGCTGCGCGCCTTCGCGGTACATCGCGTCCTGTACGTGGTACCGGAATTCCTCAATGTGGCGCGAGAAACGCTCCATATCGGCAACCTTCTTCACGTCCAGCAGGACAGGGTGATTCTTCAGGCGCTTGTCCGGGCGTATGCGGCACAGCTCGCCAGTCTCCGGATCCGTCCAGTAGTGGGATGCTTCGCAGAATCCTTCCGCCTCAAGCAGCCAGCGCGCTGCAGGGTGCGCCATTGCGCTATCACGCATCAGCTTCAACTGACGATCCTGCTCCGCCTCCATAACTGTCTTCCCGCTCCCCTCGCAATCCTTCATGAAAGCCGCTTCATCCGCTTTCCCCTGGTTTGTTCGGCGGTTAAAGGGAGGCGCCACGATGAAGCGCTTATCAAACTCTTCCGGCTCCAGAAGCAGGCAGTGCAGAGCCGTCCCCATATCCAGAGCTTTCAGCTTTTCGGTATCGACCGGTGCTGATTTCTGCCACTGCAGGAGGGCCGGGCTCAACGCCACCATATCCAGCTGCGACTTACTCACGCCGTCGCCGGCGTGGTAGTCTTCGTTGCTGATATCGAAGTAAATTCCTGGTGTCATCACTCCTCCCGAGCCTTCAGCATTGCATCGGCCATCAGGTAAGAAAGTTCAGCAACCATGTTTTCACGGTGAGTAGCCACAGGGTGCTGTTCGCTCTCTGGATAACTTGCTAGCCATCCCTGCATCGCTTTTGCCGCGAAGTAATCGCGCAGTGTCATTCCGGCGAGTGCTTTTGCTGATTCGGCAATGTATTTAGCTTCATCGTCACCGGCCAGCTGCATTGCTATCCGATGCGCGGCACCATCGGCAACCGGGAAGGCTGGTCCACCTGTTTGTTTGCTCATGCTGCGTTCCTCGCCGTATCCAGTTGGTCAGCCAGATCCCACTTGGCAATGATGCCGGTGAGTTCCCGCTGATACGCGGCCAGGCATTCTTCAAACTCAGAGCTCATCATCAGCTCTTCCAGGATCTCGCTGCGCACGCCTTTGCGCTCCAGTTCGTAGAATGGTTTTTGCAGCTGATGGAACTTGATCGCGTCGATAAGCTCGACGTGGCGCTCGTACAGCATCTGGTTAAGCTGGTAGTCGCCGTCGATGTTGTTCATGATTTTTTTCAGGTTGTTAATCTGCTGAGTATTCATACGCACCTCAGTACTTGATAGAGACTGCAGATACCTTCCCGCTGGCGATGGCGATCAGTGCCTTCTCTGCCATTTCCTGCGTAAGGCCGCTTTCAATCAGGTCTGCGATAGCCTGTCGATTGATGCTGCGGCGGTGCTCTTTATCAGCGGCCCGGCGCGCTTCTTCTTCCGCAATGCGCTTCTGCTCAGCCAGGCGCGCTGATTCAGCTTCCTCGTGACGGCGGCGCTCCGCTGCGATAGCAGCGTTCTTTTCCTGCTCAGCTTTTTCCGCAGCGGCTTTTGCTTCACGCTCTGCTTTCTGCTGGGCTTCAATTTTTTCGCGCTCTGCGCGTTCAGTTGCAGCTCTGGCTTCAGATTCACGGCGTGCAGCAGCATCAATTTCAGCCTGTGCCTTTTCCTCTGCATCACGCTTAGCTTGTTCAGCGGCTTCACGGCGGATATTCTCTTCACGCTCAAGGCGTGCTTTTTCTTCTGCCTCTTTGCGCAGGCGATCAAGCTCAGCGGCTTCATGTTCGCGCTTTTGCGCTATTACCAGCGACGCTTCCAGTTGCTGAATAGTTGAATCTTTAGCTACTCCCGCCTCTGCTGCGCGTTCCTGCCAGCTGTCATCCAGTACCACGGATTTAGCTTCCAGAATGCGCGCCTGAATATCAGCAGAAGGCAGGTAGTTACCGGCGGTGTCGATCACGTCAGCCAGCGCACGCAAATCCACAAGGCGCTGCTGCAGTGCTTCGGTGCGCGCCTTTTCAGCATCTTCCCACTCGGTAAGAGGGCGGCGTACTTCATCGCGCAGCTGATCGCATTCGGTGACGAAGCGGCGCAATTCAGCTTCAACCACTTTTGGCTGCTCCTTGAGGCGCTTCAGGTAATCCCTGCCAGGTTTCTCTACAGCAGTTTTGCTGCGTGATACCTGTGCGGCCAGCGATGCAATACGAGCCCGTCCCTTTGCAGTGCTCAGGTCAGGAACTTCGTTTACTCCGGCGCGTATCTTTTCCAGGAAGGAATCAAGCCCGTTCTCAACGTAAATTGCCGGCGCCATGTCTGGCGCGATTTCGATAATTGCTAAATCAGTCACTTACTCACCCCCATACCCATTTCCGTTTTTGCTGCCAGTTTGCTGACGAACGCCCAGCTGATTGCTTCCGGCAGCGTGCGAAACTTCCAGCTCATCAGCCCGCATGCTGTAACGCAGTACCAGCCGTTAATGATTTGCCATTGCATACACACCTCACTATTACCATTTGGTAAATATCAGGGGTATGAGAAAGCCACCCGATGGTGGGTTTCTGGTAATTCAACGCCCTGCTGTTACCGTTAAGGTAATAATCTGATCAATTTTCGAATTAGTCAATAGATGTGACGAGGAAAAGTTTACCAAAATGGTAAATGTATGAGGCGCGGGAAGTTATCCCCCCGGCAGGATTGCAGGAGTGAAGGTAGATTAGAGGCTTACTGGTTCTGGCTGACGATGAACTTGATGAAGGCGGTGATCTTGTTTTTCTCTTCCTGCGGCAGCCTGGCGTATTCGTGGTGGTCATAGTCAATCAGACCAGCATTGCCAGGCGGCAGGATCAGCTCATATGCATCGCGGCCGAACGCCCGCGCGATAGCCGCAAGTACGCCAATACTGGTGGAGCCTTCTACGTTCAGGATGCGATTTACGGTCGCCTGACCGATGCCGGCCGCTTCCGAAACCTTTTTCTCTGAGTTCAGATTCGGATGCTCTCCCATCCATACACCGAGGGTAAAAGCTGCCTGCTTTTCTACGCTCCACTCCTGCGGGTCGATAATCTTCGGCAGGATCGGGTTGTCAGAAAGATGGTCGACATCCAGCCAGAATCGCTCTTTCCTGGTGAAAGCTTCGATCTCGCGCGCGACGCTTGCGCCGATATTTTTGGTCCCTTTGCTCCACCTGTTAACGAGATTCGCTGATTTTTTGAATCTCTCGGCAAACCGTAGTTGCGTGTTATCGAAATCCTTCCGGATTATCTCGTTGAGGTTGTCGCGTCGTATGTCGTAGATGCTTTTCATTTCTATTTTTTAGCCTGAAATTGTTACCTAACTGATTAAATTTAATAGAATATTACCATAAAGGTAAACTTACCAAAAAGGTAACAGTCATTGATTTTTACACCAGATTGGTAATAATCAGGCTGTCTAAAGTTAGTCCGGGACTAAAAAAAAATATGAGCGATGTGCAAAAAAATTTGACTTCAAACGCTGCTGGCTCGACCTCTCTCCGGCAGAGCGTGAAGAGTTCGCAAGTGACGCCGGCACGACCAGCCACTACATTCAGGTTCACCTGACTGGCCGTAGAAGAATTCCACGTAAACCTCTGTTAGAAAGACTGTTTAAAGCCTGCAAATCCCGTAAGTGGATCTCCGCAAAATCCGACCTGGTCCTCTGGTTCCACGAACGTTAATCCTCAAAACTCACCCGCGCCGCCACCCCCAGGCGGCTCCTGCCTTTCCCTGAATACCAATATGGTAATAATTATCCAAATACGGTTGATCTTTTTTTGGCTTGCTGCAAAATTATCGTAATCGCAATCGGAATGAGGTTACGAAGATGAAGATTATTACCAGGACTGAAGCAGCTACCAGTGGCCTGAAGCGGTACTACACCGGGAAATCGTGTAAGCATGGCCATGATAGCGAACGTTGGGTGCATAACGGTCACTGCGTGCAGTGCACTATGGAAACAAACAAACGCCGCCAGGCTGAGATAAAACGCCTCATGCTGCAGGCCGGCAGTTCAACGGTGGCATCATGAAAATCTATCAGCGTATAAATGGCGAAGAATGGCGCCGGGTTTTGGTTTGCGGTGACCTGCATGGCTGCTACACCAACCTGATGAGCAGTCTAGATAAAGCAGGTTTCGACCCGGTGCAGGATCTGCTGGTTTCTGTCGGAGACCTGATCGACCGTGGGCAGGAAAGTTTCGAGTGCCTGGACTTGATAAATCAGCCATGGTTCCGGGCAGTACGCGGAAACCATGAGCAGATGATGCTGGATGCCATAACCGGCACTGGTAGCTTTGGGCACTGGATGTCAAATGGTGGAGGATGGTGGCACAGTCTGGACTACGAGCAGGATATGCGCCTGAAATCCCTGCTACCCAAGGTCGCAGAGCTGCCGCTCATCATCGAGGTGGAGAAGGGCGGTAAGAAGTTTGTCATCAGCCATGCAGACTATCCTCACGACGAATATGAGTACGGTAAGCCGGTAGATTCACAGCAAGCTATCTGGAGTCGTGAGCGAATCAGTTTATCCATTGATGGCTTTAGCTCCAGTATTTCTGGAGCTGACTTATTCATTTTCGGACACACTCCAGCGCTTCAGCCAATGCGTATCAAAAACCAGCTCTACATCGATACTGGTGCTGTTTTTAACGGTAATTTGACCCTTTATGAATTATCCGGGGGTGAATAATGGCCGGCGACTGGATCAAGATGCGTGCAGACCTTCACACACATCCTAAAGTTGTCCGCATGGCGTCCGCATTGAAAGCGGACAGACTTCGGATAGTTGGCGGACTACATTCCGCATGGTGTCTTTTTGATGTCCATTCTGTTGATGGTTTTCTTGACGGTTACAGCCCTGAGACGCTCGATGACCTCATCGGATTTCCAGGATTTGCCCGGGCGATGATGGCCGTTGGATGGCTTGAAGAAGATGGCGAAAGCCTAGTAATGCCGCGCTTTGAAGCCCATAACGGTCAGTCTGCGAAGCGCCGCGCACAGGACGCTGACAGGAAAAGAGTTAAGAGAAATGTCGTCAAAATGTCCTCTTCTGATGCGGACAAAATGCGGACCAGAGAAGAGAAGAGAAGAGAAGAAGTAAAAGATAAGATCCCCCCTAACCCCCCAAGGGGGAGGGAGACAAAAAAATCTTATCCGTATCCTGAACAGCTCAATGCCGAAGCCTGGGATGAGTGGAAGGCCTACAGGTCAGAAATGCGGTTTAAAGCCTACGCGCCAACTGAACGGAGCGAGGGGGCAGCAATCACCGAACTAATTAACCTGTCTGGCGGAAACCACACACGGCAGATGCAGATCGTGAAGCAGAGCATGGCGAAGGGTTGGAAAGGGCTGTTCGAGCTGAAAGGCGGCTCTGGGCAGCGAGATGTGAACACCATATCCCGTCCGGATACCGAGATCCCGCCGGGATTCAGGGGCGGACCGGCGCCCTGACAGCCAGCGCAGCGCGGAAGCGCGTTTTTTTTTACGCCTTAANTGTTTACCAAAAAGGTAATAAAATATGCGCAAGACTATTGATATTGATCCGTTTATGGTTATAAATTACCAATAAGGTAAAAATCATGCGAAAGACACTACAGGCACTTGGCCGGCTTAAAGCGGGCCAATGAACAAAACCGAAACCGCCTACGCGCAACAGCTTGAACTGCGTAAGCGCTACGGGGAGATAGCCTGGTACCGGTTCGAAGGCATCAAGCTGCGTCTGGCTGACAACACGTTCTACACGCCTGACTTCGCCGTGATGCTGGCAAACGGCCAGATGGAATTGCATGAGGTGAAAGGGTTCTGGACTGACGACGCCAGGGTGAAAACCAAAGTCGCCGCCGACCAGTACCCATTCCGGATCATCGGAGTAACGAAGCTCCCGGCAAAAGCCGGCGGCGGGTGGAAGGTCGAAGAGTTCTAAAACAACGATCTTCATTGATATCAATTGAATCAATAAGTTAAACGGGTAAGCGGGGGTAAGTATGGATTTTGAGAACTATAGCGGCAGAACTCTTCGTGTTTATGCGCTGACGCTCAACTTTGTCGTGGTAATCGCTGTGATTGCACTGTCGGCGTTTGGTATCTGGCTGATTAATGAATGGGTGGCTGCATGAACATCGAAACAGTAAACGAACTCATTCAGTCGCTGGAGAGCGCAGGCGAGCTGTCGATCAGAGAGACAAAGGTTATGGCGCTGGCGAAAGCGTTTAATCAGCTGGCTGCGGAGAATGTGGCGCTGAAGGATTTAGCCAGAGGTTGGGCCAATGCAACAGACGACCGTCTGTTTGAAGAGTTCGGAGAAATTTCTCATGACTCTATCGATGATTGCGAAGCAGAGCTCAAAATAATCTGCCCCGCCACCGATCGCATCGTAGCCGGGATTAAGGCTGATGGGGTGGAGGAGTTCGCAAAACATTGCGATGACAGCATTGGATTTGTCGAGCCAGAGGACGAGGAGCTTTACACGCTGATGGAAGAGCAGGCCCGCGAGTTCGCCCAGCAGTTTCGCGACGGAGGTAACGGTGAATGAGTTGGCTCTTTTCGCAGGCGCTGGCGGAGGAATACTCGGCGGACACCTCCTTGGCTGGCGAACAGTTTGCGCAGTTGAACGTGATGCCTACGCCGCACAAGTTCTCGCGCAACGACAAAATGATGGAATTCTCAAGCCTTTCCCGATTTGGTCTGACGTGTGCAGTTTTGACGGGAAATCGTGGCGAGGAATTGTTGACATCGTTTCTGGAGGGTTTCCGTGCCAAGACATCAGCGCAAATGGGCGCGGTGCAGGCATTGATGGCAGACGCTCAGGGCTGTGGTCTGAAATGGCGCGAATCATCAGTGAGGTACGACCTCAATTCGTCTGCGTGGAAAACTCTCCACGACTCAGGGGAAAAGGTCTTGCCGTGGTCATCGGTGACCTTGCCGAAATGGGGTATGGCTGCGAGTGGTTTCGTCTTTCTGCATCGAACTGCGGAGCGCCCCATGAAAGAGACAGGATGTGGATTGTGGCCTACAGCGAAGGCAACGATACGCGGAGACTGTCCAAGCGAGCGTCTTCGCAGAACTCCGGACTTGCCGAGTGCGATAAAGATGCGTCCGTTGCCGGATGGGTCGCAGCCACACCAAGATGGACAACTGAACCCGGAATGGGTCGAGTGGTTCATGGGATGGCCCATCGGGTGGACAGAATTAAAGCCCTTGGCAATGGACAGGTTCCGCGAGTGGCAGCAACAGCATTCTCTTTGCTGCGTGAAAAATGAAAAACAGGAGCGTGCAGCATGACAACTGATATCACCGAACTGGCGCAGAGCCACGAATTGCTGATTGCAAACGGGCAGCAGACAGCCGACCTGCTACGCCACCTGGCAGATAACGAAATTGATTCTGACTATTTTGCCGTTGTGTCGGAGTGCGAAAGCTACGGGAAAGAAACTGACGCTGAGCTATCGATCACGGAGTTTGCCCTCCGTGCCGCTGGCTACGTTGATGTGCTGGTAGAGGCGCTGGAGTATTACAAGTCACGTGAAGAGCGCGTGACAAGTCTGGTGCGCGACAACTCAAAAAAGTTGGGATGAGCTGTATCGACAGGTTGAGGCCAAAGGAAAACGAAACGTTGAGCTGGTAGAGGCACTGGAATCAGAGAAACGTATTTGCGCAACGTGGAGAAAAACAGCTGAGGCTAACAGCGAAAAGCTGGAGAAGGCGCAGCAGCAAATGACTGAAAGCGAAAATCGCGTTCGCAAGCAGAATCGCCACATCTGTGAGCTGTTCGACGATAACACAGCACTGCGCCAGCGCATCGCCGGGCTGGAGGCCCGCACCGTGAAGCTGCCAGACTTACGGCAGATTGTATCTGGGGACAGATATGTCTGGTCTGATGGCGTTTATAACTACAGCCAAGACGTAAAGGTAGCGCTGGCCGCCGCTGGCATCAAGGTGGAGATTGAGTGATGTGGGTGCTCATTATCTGGATGTTCGGCGGTTACGAAAACCCGACCATTACCACTCAAGAGTTTCAAACAGAATCCGCCTGTCGAGCTGCATTTGCCGAAGTGAAAAAGGTAAACAATGCCGACGTTTCTCTACGTGGCGTATGCACGCCTAAGGGTGACCAATGACCAAATCAACCATAACCAGAGAGCGCGCACAGCAAATTTTCCTGGGCAACGGACCAGAGCCGAGCGCATCAGAAGAACGAGAGCTGGCCCGCATGGCGCTGGCCGCAATGGACAGCAGCGAGTCGGTTGAACTGCCGCTCGACTACCTGCAGGGACACAAAGACGGTCTGGAGTGGGCCGCTCGACTGGCAGAGTCCAACCACCCTGAGACCGGAGACTGGCTTTACGATGACCCTATCGAGCTGGCAAAGGCTATTCGCAAAGGTCCAGATATGCCG